TTCATACGTTGTATATGATAAAAAGGATCCTGAGAAAATTTCTCATAAATATGTGAATATAAATTAAACTGTCCACACATTATACTACTCGATGGATGTATTCCATGCTTAGTATTCCAACCTCGTAACATAGCAAATGTTAATTGGTCAGATAATGCAAGTAACTTCTCAATATCCTTTAAAATCAAAACATCTAAATCAAAATAAGTAGTTTTGCCTACATTCAAATCAGGTCGGAAAAGTTCAATTTTACTCCACCAACCCGGCCAGTTATGTTTTAAAGGAATTACTTCACAAAAATCAATAAAATCAACATCGGTTAGACAAATAAAGCGAATACCTGCCTGAGATGCTTTTTCAGCGGCATACTTCAACTTTCTCACATATTCTGGTGTATATACCCCACCAGAACGCAAAACGCTTAATATCGCCTTATTTTGACTCATTTAATATTTCTTTTACTGACATTTTTTTAAACTCTTGTATTGTACTTGAAGGAGAACAATTTATTATCTCAACACCGAGATTATCCGCATCTTTTTTAATGGTAGAAAATCCTTTTTTATGTCTCGTAAATGGTAGTTTGCGAGGTTTTCCATTTTTCCTACTTTTATTCTTTCCATACAGATTATGCCAATGTTGATTTCCATCCAGTACATCCATATCAAAACCAAGTAAGTATATTCGCTTTACACCAAAGTGGATGGCTATATTGATCGCAACCGCTCCACTATTATTATTCCAAGAAACATAACCATTTCGACTACTAATTCCAGATGGTTTGCGTTTATCTCTCGGAACAGTCTTCACTCCTTCCTGTTGGAAAAGTGGTTTATCAAAAGATGGGTGACATCCAATCTTTACCCCCGGATAACGAGCCATATCCCTTCTATTCTTTAGATAGAATCCACGATCTCCGAATACTACTACCTCTACCCAATCACCAAGCCTGTACGCCATATTAACTCCAATAACATGCCGAGAATGCAAAGAGGAAAGATAAGGAGAATACTGATCAATAGTGGCCTGCCCAGAATATACGGCCTCAATCAATTCTTTTGGTATATTAAATTGATGAAGTAAACTGGGACCACCTCCAATAATCCAACATTCTCCACCTTGCCACATACGAGGTATCTTCCACATTTTACATCACTCCTCCAATTGTTTTTTTAATTCCTCAGCTTCATCCTTTCTTAGAGCATTTTCATTCAATTGCTTCCCTTGTTCATTCACAACGTTGAACCATCCGGGACTTCTTTGTATAATTTTAAGTTCACTCTTACGAACTTGCTCAATCGGAGTTTCCGCCTCTGAGCCTGTTACATCTTTCATAGAAATTTCCTTATCCACGGGTATTACCATATCCCGAAAAGCTTTTGGAATCTGCGTCAATGGAGCAGTAAATCTTTGCCCTGGTTTAATTATTTTCCCTGAAAACAAACGAAAACTGCCTCCCCCGGTCTTAATCCACCGGATTGGTTCGTTAGAATCTAATGTTCTTTTCATAATTGAAAAAATTTATGAAAGTCACTTGATTAGTGAACTTTCTTATTAAGCCATATGAACAATTCCAGTTTTACCATTCTGATCACTGCGGATCTGAGGTACCTGGATTGTCATCACTTTATACTTATTAATGAAGTTTCCTTCAGTACTCCACTGAACATTCTGAATACCCATACCGTTTACCAATCTCACAACGTCTGTAGTCATCTGCACTAACAATACATTATCAGCGGCCAAACGATCAGCCACCTTCACACTATTTATTCCACTAATCTTTTCAATTCTCTCCCTGATAGTGGTTCCATGTGTGGTTGAGTCATAGTCTTCATCCAAAACGGTTTCATAAGCGGCTGGAATATACAACTGATATGGGCCGAAATAATTGGCATTGATGGCTGCTTGTTTCATATCCAATACACTCTTAATAATTGCACCACCTCCGGTTGTGCTATCATCCCATGCACCATGGTCACTCAAAAGTACTGCTTCCCTGTCAGGATGGTTTACATAACTGTAAATGGTATTACGGTTACGCTCATCTTTAGTTCCGAAACTATACGATGTGTCAGTAAATAACATATCTTCCAGTTTCTCCTGAATCCTACGGGTGGCCCTTTCAACTGAAGTGGTATCCAGTGGATTACCTAATTTCCTACTTGCTTCCAATACCCTGGCATTGATCTCATAATCAACGTGGATTATCGGAATAGGTAAGTAATTATATTGGAACGTTGGACGATCTCCTTTTGACCTTGATACTCCATCCATTGTAGTATCTGCCTCCATGGCATCACCTACGTCGTGCCATTCAAGAACGGTAGTTCCCATAGCATTTCCCAAATTGTAGGTCAATCCAGCGGAACGAAGATCCTCAATACCTCCCAATCTTTGTTCAGCAATTTTAAGAACTGCCTCATCAAGAGTTTTCCACTCGTCTCTACGAAGAGTAGCATTCGCATTCATAGCAGGAACCGTCTTATAATTCTCAGCTTTTTTGGCATCTCCTCCTGTGAAAACTGTGAAATAAGCTCTGTGATCCTTACCAATCCAAGGTTTCATCATATGTACATTGATGCCTTCACCAATAAAACGTCCGGCGACTTCACCCTGTCCTTTTCCATTTGCAACTAAATCAACATTTATACTCATCTTTTTCCTCCTTTCTTAAATTATACGTATTAAAATTCTCTGATCTCCTTGTATCCCGCTGGATTCACCTCCACTGGACGCTTCCAAGTCAACAGCTTCTACAGCCACACCAACAATCTGATTGCTGTATGCTGTGAAATCAACCACCTGGTTAGAATCAGCAGATTCAACATCTGGTACATGCTTCTGTACATTACCATTTCCAGCACTTTCAACGAAATCCCCTATTGATACATTTTCACCATCCTCAAGAATAGCATAAACCATATCACCGCGGTAAGGAATCCAAACCTGAACCTTATCATCCTCTTCATAAGCATCATCAATGCCCTTTCCTTCGAGTTCATTTTCAAGTGCAAACATGGGCAGAGCATTTTCCCCTGCGGAATTGTGTGCGACAACCTCACCCGAGCTATCTAATTCAAGTAACATACCGGGAGTGATTGCTCCTCCTGCTGTAATTTCTTCAATCACATCAGAATACTTCTTAACTTTAATTGTGTTATAAGCCATTTATTTTACCTCCTTTCTTAAAATTATTATTCAACTCCTATTGGAAGGAGTTTTTCTTCATTTTCATCATTCTGTTTTGATGAGCCTCCTGCGGCTGCACTATAATCAGCCTTTGTAACAGATTTTTGCAGCTTCTGCAAAACCTCATCAGTGTAATCAGTCAATTCCTCGGCTGTAAAATCACTATTGTTAACAATAGCAGAAATTACTGTATCCCGGTTTTTCTGATATACTTCCAAACCTTTCTGTACCTGAGTTTTCATTTCATCAGGCATCAGAGCAGTGTAGTCATCAATGGTTTTCAACGAGCCTTTAAACTCATTAACCACTTCGTCCTTGTTTACCTGAGGAGTGGGATCAGCTGACTTCTTAGTTTCTGCCTTTGGCATCATTTTATCCAAATGAGCTTCATCCTGTCCCATCAACCAATCCTTGTCCTCAGATGTGAATTTTGTCTGACTGTTTGCAATCAAACGATCCACTTTGTCTTCACAACATGCCATTTCATTACCTCCTTCTTTTTTATTATTATTAAATTTTGTTCTTCGCATCGCCTTTTGCTCATCCATTGAAATGAACTCAATCTTACGACGAACCTCCGCAGGATTTTCCTCCAGTGAAACCTCTCCTTGTTCACTAACGGAATACCCACGTTTGTAAAGAGTACTTCCTTCCGTTTCTCGATTTCTCACTTCATACACCATTGAATCATCATATACCTCTACTAAGAAATACATTCGATCCGGTGTATCCATGGCATCAAGTTTTGCACGAAGGGAATTCATAAGCTCCTGATATCCCTGTTTATTCACGATAGGAATAACGGAGTATCCTTGCTTATTCAACGACTTTAAACTTTCCTTTAAGTCATCTTTCATATTACCTCCTTTCTCATTTACCCGAATTCCGCAACCATCTTGCCAACTACATGCACCCCGCCCTCCTGGCAAAAGGGCCAAGTGATCTGGTCGGTGATTGGTTGCAATTGCTGTATAGTGTTCATCTTGCCATTCCCCTTCTTTGTCAATTTCATCGTTAAAAACGCCTACACTGACTTCCAACGGTTTACCCTGCCTTATATATTCCGCTGCTTCGGGACTGAATGCAAGTAATCTGGATGAATCCAGCCAGGCCTCCGCCTTGAGTTTATTCCCATCCATGTAGGTATTAAACACTCTTCCTACACTCATCTCCAACAACTCAGGGGAGTTTGCACTGACATACTGCCCTTCCTGTTGAGGATGATGGATGGTGATTGGTATTCCATTCCAAACCGAGGTGTACCGGCTTAGTTCTTCGGCAGTATGCAACAATGGGCCTCTACTGCCTTCATGTACTCCTTCAACCATCATTACCACCGGAACAACCAAATACCGACGACCCTCAAAGGTCTCTTCTCTTATTTGATACGTTGTGGTTGAATGTGTGAGAAATACTAATGTCTTTGTTTCCATATATTATCTTTTTATCCTTTATTATTTCACGGCCTCCACTGGTAAAGCAATACATCGACATTGTGGATGTCGTGGTATCATATTCTGTATTTCCTCCAACGAGTACCTGTTTCCTTCCATTCCTGCACATTCAGTACATACCCGATCATCCCCCGCGGTTACCCACTCTGCCCTTACATATACCCCTTCTACTCTCCAATTCTTGTATTCTTGCACCATCGCCTGATGGTGGGCACGGATGATCTCAGTTCTCGCCATTATCTCTGCCCGCCGTCTTGCTGGGATAAATCTCCCCAAAGTATCTGTTATTCCTAATTCTGCTCCTCCTCCATTTATAACAGCTACCATCTTACGAGCCAATACCCGAGGATTATCCCCATCTATCATCCCCTGACTTAGAATACGAGTAATCTGGGAATCCATCTGAGAGGTTATCCCTTTCAACTCCTCAAATACCCGGGAATATAACACTCCTACCCTATCAGCATGTAATGGTTGATCCATCACCGCCTCAATACCTCCCTGTTCTCCTATCGAAGGTATTTTATAACCTGCTTTCATCATCTCACTACGTGCCCTTTGTAATCCTCTGCGGTAACTATCCGTAACATACACATTAGTCCATGCAGGCTCAATACCCATCCCCAACTGTGGACCTGTTCCAAGTTCTATAATACCTCGATCCACCTGTTGTCTTAGCCATCGCATAAAGGCTTCTACTTTTTGCTGACTACGAGGAAAATCAAACTGCCTTCGTCCAGGAACCTCCATCTGATATATCTGTAAGGCAAAAACATCTTGATCCACTACCGCTCGACGTATAGCAGTAGTGAGCTCCCTAAACCTTCTACGCATACCTCTTACGAATCGGTTACGTAAGGTTAAGGTGCGAGTAGGATCATACCTATACTGCATGGAGTATATATCAATGTCTTTAAATCCGGTATGTGCCTTTACATTATTCATTCTCTAATATATTTTCCTCCTCTAGAGTTACTATATCCTCCTCTTTTATTTCTTCATCAACTTTTTGCTTTATCTGTTCTATCTGCTCCTCAGTAAACCCCATCACATATTCCAAGAAATAATCAACTGGCAATATATAATCTGCTCCTGAAGTGGCATAGGCTTTAATTGTTTCTGTTATTGTTTTCCCGATTTCTGCCTTCTCCTTCTCACTTTGTGATAATAAGGTAGCCCACTCAACCTGATAATCTCCTTTTCCTGGTTTATTTATCACGCCATGCTTAACACATATATCAATAAAAGGCTTTAATATTAATTCCTCCGCATATTCCTCTCTGCGTGTTTGGATGTATGACAACCAATTATCGGTATCCTGTGAACTGCTTAACTCTCCTCGTTCACTTCCTGTTAGAATACGTTTCGGAATTTGAGTAACTGCACTGATCATTTGTATCTGTATATCTACATGGTTTTTAGGATCACTTACCTGACTGGCTAATGCAGAAAAGTCATAACCCTCAGTTATCAATATCCTTCGTAGATTATGTTCATATTCATCTACCATCTGTCGAAAGTCATCATCCGAGGCCGGATCCACACCAT